GCGGGTTGATTGGGTTAGTGGTAATAGTCCTGTTCTGCTTGCTTACATCTTGCCGTACGCAAGTCCGTTATGTCCCGGCTGAAACGGTCAGAATTGATAGCGTGTTCTTTAACTCGACCCGGATCGATAGCGTGCTTATACATGATTCGGTCTCTGTAATCCAAAGAGGCGATACCGTTGCCGAATATCGGTACAGGTACATATACAAGTACAAGGACAGGGTAGACACGCTATATATAAACCGAACAGATACTATCCGAGTGCCATACCCGGTCGAAATTGAAAAGAAATTGACAGTTTGGCAACGAACGAAAATTGAGGTCGGGGGCTGGGCTATAGCTGTTATCATTGTTACAATACTGATCATAGTTGGTCGGATGGTCTACAAACTAAAGAAATAGCTTTTTGTTCATAGTCGCTCTTTTTGGGGCTTTAGAGATAAAAGAAAAGCCCCCAACGTTTTCTAAGTTATTCCCCAATAAATTAAAAAAGACATAAATAAACGTCCGCACGTTGGAGGCTTGATATCTTCAACGCGAACGTTTATTTTTGTTTTAAATTCTATTTATTGGGGTACGACAAAGATAAACATAAAAATTAAAACAATATGTGCAAATCGGAAATCTTTGCCACTATAATGAAAGTCGTCTCCGTGGAGACGGAAGTATCAGAATCTCTGATACTGTCAGATTGTAAATCAACAGACACAGTGGATGCTCGATATCTATTGGTGTATTTTCTCTCACAGAGCGGATTATATCCACCTTCTATCGCCTCCTATATACACAAAACTAATCGATCGGTAAACTATATTTTGGCTAATTTCGAAAACCGTTTAAAACAAGGAAAAATAATGAGAGTATATATGGAAAAGATAAAGAAGTCTTTAGGAAATAACTGATTCCCTACCTGTTTTTATGATTATAGTTTTGTGATGCGGTTAATGTTGACCGTAATTCAATGTAAATAAAATGGAAGCAGAAAAAATTATTTGTTGCGACAGAGGCGACAACGACAATGCGCTTGCAGCTGCTATTTTAGCAGGTAACAACCGTCGGGACAATGACGGGCTGTATGCTCTGTTAGCTAATCAGCGCAACAACAACGATCCGATGGCGATGGCTGCTATGATGAATGGCGGCATGGGCGGACAGTGGAACAACCCTTTCATCTACCTTGTATGGATGATGTATGCACAACGTATGTGGGGTAACGGTTGTGGGGAAAACGGAGGATGCAATAATCCGCAAATTGCAGCCTTACAGAACCAAATGCAGGATAATCACAACAGTGACCTGATCTTACAGGGTATCGGAAATAACACCGGTGCTGTTCGCGAGCTTGCTGCTAACCTTAATTGTGACTTCAACACATTGAACTCTGCAATTTGTGATGTTCGTGCAGGTATTGATCGTCTGGCTGGGCAGGTTGGATTCTCGGCAGAAAGAGTAATCAATGCTGTGAACATGGGTAACTGCAACGTTATCCAGGCTCTGAAAGATTGCTGCTGCACTACACAGAAAGCAATACTGGAAATGGGCTACCAAAACCAGTTGGCAATGTGTCAGCAAACAGGAGAATTGAGAAATGGCCAGCGTGATATCGGCGTTGCCATCTCGCAAGGATTCGCTGCTACGGCTTTCCAAGCACAGCAGGATAAGTGTGATATCATCCGATCCGGTCAAGACAATACGCAGCGCATCATTGACACGCTGAACAACCATTGGAACCAGGATTTGCAACAGCGTTATAACGATGCCCGACTTGAACTCAGTCAGCTTCGTCAAAACGCAACACTTATTGCCGCATTAGGCAAAACCACAACGACTGCCTAACAAAATGTTTACCGATTAAGCCGGAGGATTTTCTTCCGGCTTAATCTTAAAAAGTGACCTCTCGATGTATAGGCAATTGAACGGTATTTGACGTATTGAATTTACCCCTTAAATGTTAAATGTTCAGTATTACTTAAATTTTAAACCCTAAATATTTGGTATTACTTAAACTTTTCGTATCTTTGTAGTGTAATCAAAAACAAGTAATAACAATTAAAAATAAATAGTCATGAAACTGTATCACGCATCGCCTATAGAGAATAAAGAAAATATATTAGAATATGGCATTTATTCAAATGAAAGTGATAAAATATCGAATGACGAAAGATTATCTGGATCTTACGTTTTCGGGTTCAACAACATGGCTGATGCCATTAATTTTATCACCGACAACACCTCTGATTATGTTATATTTTCATTCGAAGTGCCAGATTACGATGTTATCCAGGATACAGAATATGAAGATGGATGCGCATTTGCCGTAGATTATGACATTGCTCCTGACAAATTGGTTATTGAAAAAGAAGTATTTTAAAACATAAAGATCATGAGAACAAAAAAGGAAGTTATAGAATTTGCAAAGAGTGAATTGTCAAGCAATAATTCTTTGGTATTAGCAACATTGGGCAACGGTGGCTCCGGGCTTGATCTTATGCAGAATCAAGGCGAAGGTTCCATCGACAACTTTGTCTCTGAATTAGAAGGATTTTTATTTGATGGGCTTGTCGACGCTTGCGATGACATAAAAGAGTCCGAATATTACAATGAAAATTGCGAAGTATACCAATTTTCAGATAATAATGGCTACAAACTCCAAATTGTTGTTTTTTAATTATGATAAGAGATATTGTAAAAGAAGCTATGAAGCTCCGCAAAGTAAAAAGCAAAGACCTAGCAGAGCATATAGGTCTTGCTGAAAGTTCAATGTCCCAGTTTCTGAATGGTAAAATGAATTTGGGTCAAAAAAGAATAGAAATGATATTTGAATATCTTAGGATAGAATTAGTAATAGAAGAATAGTAATAAACATTTAGGCGGTAAATTCAATACTTTACCGCCTTTTTTATGTCTGGGCGATTCTAAATTCGGACATTTTATTTCAATTTAAAAAGATAGGTTATGTTATTCAAAGATTTAAAACCCGGCTATCCGGTATACATACTTCAAAAAGAAAATGAACCAAAAGCATTTCAAGGAAAAGCAATCAAAGTTTCGGATCCTTATTTTCCGCCTGCTCCTATCGGCCAAATGCCGTCTATGAGTACAAGCCAGCGAGTTGTTGATGTCACGTTGGAGGTAAATGGTGTAACCAATACTTATTCAATACCTGAAACACTTTCGGTTACATACGCAAACAACCTGGTTCTTTCAACTGATCGTGACGGTATGCTTCGTGATGTAGAGTCAATGAAAAACCAGAGTTTGGAGATTGTTAATTCCGTTGAGAAGCATAAGGCGATTGTTGATAGTTGCGATAAAATATTGGAGGAATGGAATCCTGCTTTTGCAGAGAAAAAAGAACAGGATAAACGTATTTCCGGTCTGGAAGAAAAAGTAGAAGGTATCGGAAAAATGCTGTCCGATTTTATCAACGAATTTAAAAAGTAAAGCCATGAAAATATACTGTGCATTTGTCAAAGTCAAAGAAAAGGACGAATCTTACCATTTTAACGAGGAATCAGCTAAGAAAACGGTATCTGGTATTCGTTATACAGACAGGTCAGGAATGGAGCATATAGGTGCTCATTGGACACCGGAACAGATTGAGATCGCGACAGCCTCAATGAAGTTTCCTGAAGGAACAACTAAGTGGGACAAGTATGTTGCATTCAATTCCTTCTATGCCGATTTGAACAAAGTTTTCGATGAAGCAGCTATTCTCAAAGCTGCTCATTCTTTTTATTTCGCGGACGAAGATGCCCCAGTTGGTAAAATCAAAAAATATATTGACGCAATGAAGAATAAATAGTCAATAGAATATTCCTACGGGAAATATAAGGCATTGTTAAAAATAGAATAGCGTTTGCACATCTTTCTAAAAATGTGTAAACGCTATTTTTTTATACTTTTCGTTTTGAAAATTTGTACTTTTCGTTTTGCCAATTATAAATATGGAGTTCAATGTACCCCATACTGCATTGCACGGATGCAATGTGTCCCGTCATGCAGGACTGCCATGCGGCAT